TTACGGGCAGTCCCTCCGCCGCTTGCGCTCGCGTTGCTTCCGCTCGCTGTAGCGCCAGAGGGAGAGGCAGCTCCGCTGCCACTATATGCAAGGTATGGATTCAAGCCTGCCGCTTTGAGATCCTTAACGGCTCTCTGGTAAGCAGTATTAGCCATGCGCTCTTGAAAGTCGCGGTTTTTTTGAGCCTCTGCCGCGTTAAACTCTCGATTGCGCAATGCCTCTGCCGAGTTATAGTCCATTTCGACTTTAGTCGGGTCAAAAGTACGAGTAAACCAATTCGAGGTTGCTCCGTTCGTGCCGAACAAGCGATCTGCTACAGTAGGTCCACCAAATGCCATAATTTAACCTCCTTAATGATGGTCTATCAACGAAGGCATGCTATAGACAGGCATTTTGCGAACGGCTGACATATCGAAGTAGAAGTTGAGAATGAAGTTATCCTGACTTGAAGATGGAACAGAAAGAGTACGATCCACATAAGCAGGAGTTTCTTCGGTAAACGACTGAGAAAGTGTCGGAGCAGAAGAATAGTTATCAGCAAAATGCCAAATATCAAGAGAATTCGACGCAGCCGAACGCATTTCACCAGAAATAGTGTTCGGAATACTCCGCAATTCAGACCACGCCTCACGATAGCCAAAAACGGAATCCTTAGGTACGGTAGACATACCGAATAACTCAGTCGTATAGACAGGTTGCTGACCAATCGTAGAGAACAGGGGATCGTAAAAATCTTCGCGAACCTTGCGACGCCACTTCTTAGCAATACCTTGTTGATAAGTATGACGATACCTCAAGCAAGCTACCGTCATAACTATGCCATGCTCTTTAAACTTCCTAGAGTATCCTGTACGACCATTCGTCCAGGAATAAGCACCTACGTTACCAAGAGGGCTTTCTTCCGTGCCTTGCGATGTCTGGGCAACTTGAACGATATTGAGCGGAGTACGACCGCCTCCGAGATACTGAGGGAACTGAATATAGGCATCGGGGATATGCACACCGAAATGTCCATACAGATACTCATTATATCTCGACCCATAAATCGCATCGCGCTCAAGCATTTTTTGATAAGCAAATGCAAGACGGAGGTCGTCAACGGAAATAGAACTAGCTTTAGAAAGGTCTGCATAAAGGTTATTTATACCCAAGGGAGAAGGATTATTTTCACCAACCTCAGGAGTCTTCGCAGTATAAGCATTACCTAACGTAGAAGTAACATTAAGAACACCTGGCGTAGGAATAGTACCAGTCGGAACACTCCTAAACTGAACAGGTTTTAAAAGAGAAGGATCAACCAACTCCATCTGATCAGCCAAAACCAAGGCACGGTCACCAAGATTAAAGGATACGGGCGCTCCTTTCTGAGGGTTAGGGACACAAGAAGTAAAATAATCCTTGTACTTATTCACTTTAGGCAATTTACCACAATAAGAGTTGGGACCAAAATCATTATTGCCAAAAACCTCCGACAAAGAAAAGCCTTTCTTCTGGATGTAAATCTCATCAGTAGTATTCTCGTTCCTAAAATACTTATCATAAATCAAAGCAAACGATCTAAACGGAAGTAGCGAAACAGGATTGGTCGAAGAAATTACACCGATAGGAAGCCCAAGATAGTCACCGACACTTCCAGCATTCACACTACCATATCCCATAGGAATTTCTTCAAGCTCATTATCGGTATAAGCCGACGGATTCGGATTACCAAATACTTTCTCAAAGTCATCGTAGACAAGGCGATGAGGAACAAAGAAGTGATACACATCCAAGAACAAATTATCCATAACCGGCTTGAGGAAGGACGAGGTAACACGCGAAACGTCGAATGCACGGCATTTGAAAACGTCACCGGGTACAACCTCTTGCCAGTCGATGGGGTACAAAGTGCCGACATCCATCGACGTCGTCACAGAATGAGAGAGATTAAAGCGAGCCCGGGGGAACCGGGGAATCGGTACGTTCTGCAAAGAATGTCCACGAGCCATTATTTGGTCACCTCAAGAACACCATTCATAACAAACTCGGGAGCAGACGAGATAGCACCGCTCTCAAGGTCATACTCTCCGAGATAGTAAAGAGAGAGATCTGAAGAAATATCAGACTTCTCGCAAAGATTTTTAAACCAACGGACAGCGATGCCCTCATTCATAAAAATACGAGGTTCAGAGAACTGTCCAGCAACTGCGTCCTTGACGCTGTAAATCTTGTAAATCATGTTAAATACTCCTTATAAAATCACAAGCTAAATCCACCATAAGCAATGCGCTTATGCAGACGACGGCGACGAGCGCGGCGACCAGTACGATAAAAACCACGGCGACCGCGTACTACACGACGACGACGACGATACATCACTTTACCTCCTTTTCTATTTTTTTAGGCTCAGGGTCAGGCTTAGTCTGAGGCTGAGGCTGAGGCTGAGGCTTCTCAGTAAGCTTGTCATGCACGGGCTCATTCTTCTTAGCCTGGCTCTCTTTCCGAGCCTTTTCTATCTCCTCCAGGCGAGTTTTAAGTTTATTCGCCTGTTCGGATACATGGTCGAAAATCTCTTCAGCCGACAGTTCATCGGAGAGCTTGAACTTTTCACGGTACATCTCGGCTTTATCCAGATACTCGGTAAAACCGTCAAGGTCATCCAAATACTCATCGTAGTTATCTTGAATCTCATCTGTCGCATCCTCTTGCGGCATAAAACGCTCAAGACAGGACTGCAAACAGATGTCTCTACAACTATCGATAAGCTCCTGGATATCAATCCGCTCATCAGTCAATTCCAGCTCACCTGTCGCCTTATTCAGACGATAGACGGGCTTGTAACGGTCGAACTCTTGAGACGGAGAGTCTTCCGTCTCTCTGTACGTTGCGGTACGAAATTTCATTGCCTCAGTCAACTCCTTAATATATTTTATATTCTTCGTCCTAAAAAACAGGACGATAGACACCACTGCATAGACGGCGAAGGTAATGTATTCGCCATAATTCGCCATAAAATCCACAAAACTCATTTCTTGTTTCCTTTATCATACTCATCAAACAAAGACGGCTGGTCTACTCTATCCAGAGCAACCAACTGTCGGTTCAAATTCAAATACATCTCGTAAAGAATCTTGCGACGCTTAATGAGATGTCCATAGTCAGAGCCTTTTACTTCGATAGCGAGGAGTTTATCTACCATTGCGATATCTCTGGAAACTTCCTGCATACGACGAAAGATCCGTTCCCGTTCGGTGAGCCGTTTCACTTTTCCTTCACCTCGCAACCGATGCAGGAATCGACCTTAAAAACATCATAAGTTTTGTACTCGACAAAGCGACCAGAAACACGGAATTTTTCCAGAGCTTCACTATGCGAACAAGCGGCAACTACAGAAGAAAAAACGGGTCGATCACCAACATAATAAACGACAACATAAAAACCCATAAAAAAACACCTCACAAAAAAAATAGAGTGAGGCGAGGAAAACAAAAAAATGAAACAAAACTCCGTCGCCTCATACGTGTTTGTTTTTTTTTACAATACCATTGTATCACGGCATACAGTTTTTGTCAAGACTTTTTCCAAAAATTTTTTCAAAGCGGTGTTTCCGATACTCTATCTGCGTAATATGGTGCTTTATGTTCGTCATCATCTCTACATATTCGCTTATCGCATGATTTATACGACGCTCTTTTAAGTCCGCAATCTGGTCTGGATACGACCTCTCAAGGACTTTGAGATAATAGCGGGGAAGATGAATATATTTGCCGTCCTGGTAGAGTTTATCGGTTTCCATAAGATTGGGCTTGATAGCCTGGTAACCGATACCAGGATTACGACTCATATTCACGAACGCTCGATGCCTGCCGTCAGTAGGAGGCTTCTGAAGGTAGATAGCTACATACTTAGCCACATCGAACTCAACCTCACAAACGCTGGAGAATCCTTTTGTCCACACCATCTCAAGCTGAGGAGACCGATAAAGTTTCGTACCCTTTTTGTCATGACCAAAAAGGTATCGGTCGGAGAAGTCATGACCGAAGACAATCATATGATAGTGAGGGCGAAGAAACTGTTCGCCATACTCACCGCATCCAAAGAAACGGATTGCGGAAGGCTGAACCGCCTTCCGCAACCGCTTCAAAAAGGTCTGCATCTCGTACATGCTTACGCTCATGTCGTGAGGAAGATGCTCATCGGCATAAGTAAGCGTAATCATACAATTGTGCTCATGCGCTCTCGTCTCCGCAACGACACGATATGCCCACTCGATCGAGTGGGATATACGGCACTCTATGCACTTGCCGCACGGGACGAAGAACTGGTACTTCGCAAGCTTAACGGGCATCAGACACATACTCTCACCTGTAAAAAGTGTAATTTCACGTTTCAATGGTGTCAGTCGGCGTATATTTATCAAGTAATGAATACGCCTATGTTTTCCATTGAAACGTAAAAATCTATAAAAAGTGCAAGTTTTCATCACTATCCGCATGCTCCGCAAGCGGCGGGGACTGCCTTTTTTGACTCTGTTTTAGTCGTGGGATTGTCGGACTTTTTCGCACACGTTAATCGCGCGCGTTTTGTCCGAATTTGTCACGACAGTGTTGAGCCCCATTTCTCAAGCCAACGTTAAGGCTCGAAAAACGGGGCTCAGACAGCCGATGAGAGTCATCGGCGCTTAGTTATATGCGAGACACCGTTTCACGGCTCTACGAGGCGATTTTGAGGCTCTAACGCTTTGATAGGGCTATCGCGGTGTTTGCAAGTACTGTAAGCAAGCTTGTTGTATTACGGGCAGTCCCTCCGCCGCTTGCGCTCGCGTTGCTTCCGCTCGCTGTAGCGCCAGAGGGAGAGGCAGCTCCGCTGCCACTATATGCAAGGTATGGATTCAAGCCTGCCGCTTTGAGAT